ACCGCTTTTGATTTATTAAACTAATTATAATAACCAGAGATCCAACTATTCTCAGGAAGACTATTGGATTGAATTTCAGTTCTAAGTGGACAATAAATACCATATGAAAAATCATCTGCACCAGCTACATAGATTTGAGTAGTAGTATCGTTTAAAGTGTTGTAAGGAGAACGATAAGTAATAATCAAATTTCCATAATTTCTTTGGCTATTCTTAAGATCTGTGTTTAAATTATAAGCTAAATTAGTAGATAACCAAGGAATATAAACTTCAGCATAATAATCACTACCAAATCTGCCAGCATACACCATATTATTCTTAGAAACCATAGTATTAGTATAATTCAATGTCTTACCATTTTGAACAAATTTTCCAGTCTTTTCAGGATTGGATAAAATAGGATCTAAGTATAATTGAGAATCAGTACTCTTAAAAGAGTCTACATAAGGAACAAACGTAACCATCATTGGATAACGAGAGTAAATACGATATAAAATTCCACCTCCAGCCATCATGTACAATGCAGAAAACTCATGTGGCACTTCAACTTTATAACAAATAGAACAATAATTAGCACCTTCAGCACGACTCAGTTCTTCTAATCTAACATGATACATCTTTCTAGCAATTTCATTCAAATCAGTCACAACTCTTTCAAATTGTCTACCAGGGAAAATTTCAAAATCATGCTTTGGTTTATATTGAACATCATCAATTTGTCTAGATGTAAATTTAACATTATTAACTTGTTCTAAAGTAACTTGATTATAAACTGGGTTGGAACCTTCTAATTCTTCATGTTCAATCAAATTCTTGTTATCCTCAGGTTGATCTAATACTTCAGGTAAAACATCACCTTCAACATTAACTTCTTCATCTTCTTTAACACTAGGTACTTCTTGAGGCTCTTCAGATTGAGCAAATACAATAGAACCTTTCTGTTGATCATTCAATGAAACAATTTGAGTTTGATTCAAACCGGCAACCTTAGCATTAACTAAACGCATGGTTAAGATGCATTGAACAGTATTTGTAGTAACAGCACTAGTAGTAGATAATTTGTTAGCAACAATAATGAATAATTTTCCTAAGCTAGTAACTTGATTCTTTACATGTTTAACAGTAGGTAAATATTCAGCAGAGGAACAATAAGGTACTACAAACTTTCCAACCATCTTACTTTGAGTAAAATCTAAGACTTGATTGAAAGTATAATTAGCATCAGTTTGAATAACATTAGTATTAACATAATTATAATCAACACCGATTCTTAATCGACCATTTTGAATAGGAGTTTTAATTACCATGAGTTCAAATTCGCAATCAGCATGCCAGTATAAGAATTGATTCAATAAAGCTGTTAACATATTATGAGTAGTACGACCAAACATAGAATCCAAATCAATAGTGAGTAATGTAGAATCAACAGCATCAGTAGTTTTCCATTCAAATCGCTTAATAATATGTTGTCTTCCAAGTAAGAAAGAAACTTTAGTTTCAGCAGGATCAAACATATTTCTCCAGTTTCTATATAAAGCACGAGGATCTTCTTGCAAACTATTACCAGCATGAGCGCCATAGGTATTACATAAAGCCTTCTGTTGTTCTAATAAGGGTTGACCACCACCAGCAATCATAGGATGATCTAATGGAATAAATTCATCAATATCAGTATGTAAACAATCATATATACTATCTGTAACAACTTGAGTAGCCAAACCAACAGGACATAAACCGATAAGATCAGCAACAGAATAACCTTGAGCAACAATTTCAGTTGGTTTTCGAGGAACATAGAAATGAGCATTCTTAAATCTTCCAAAAATCTTGAGAGTACAATTATCAGTACCTTGTGCAACACTAAGAGGACTTGAGACCATAATATGAAGACTACCTAATATTTCATTCAAACTTCGAGCAGCAACACAAGACATGAAAGGACGAATATAACGCCAAGGAACATCCATTGTAACAACAGTTTGATCAGTAGGAGACATATTTACATGAATACCAGTAAAAATTTCATCAGGATTTGGAGATTCACCAGTTAAAGGCATAAAGACAGCAGTAAGCATTCCAGCAGTAAATTGACTTCCAGATAACTGGAATTGAAATTCCATATCAGTTGTAAAATAAGTACTATATAAGAAAGGGAATACTTGCATACTTAATAAATTCTTAGTTAACATTTCACGAGGCATAGCAAGACTTTCTAAAACATGATTAACAGTATGTGAGGGATTCCATTCAATATTAGCAATTGACATCCAGCTATTTGGACCTAATTTCAAATCAATATCATAAGATGACATACTATAATTCTTAGCAACGACTAAATTATTTCTAGGACGACTGACTTTGGGTTTAACTTGATGAGTATTCATAGTAGTAATCTTTTCTTCATTCTTCTTAACAGTTTTATCTTCTACTTTAACCTTAACTTTTTCTTTATTAACAACTTGTTTAGGTTTTTCAATACTTTGAGGTTTATCAACAACTTTCTTTGGAGCAACTTTAGGAGGTTCTACTTTCTTAGGTTCAGATTTAGTAGTGGGTTCAGGACCTTGAGCAATTTTATCACACCATGAAATTCTTTTCCTTTTCTTCTGAGCTTCTTGACGAATTAAATAATCATGAGGAATATCAGGGAAATGAGCATGTATTGTATTATAATATTCATTATAGAATTCTAAAGGCCATAAACTAGCAGCATCTAAGAAAGCATTTAATGATTCACCAAAGTAATCAGAATTGCGAGTGTAACAAATATGATTCCATAAAGTTTCTTGTCGTAAACATCCAACATATTTTCCTTCAATCTTTCTAAAGGAACATCCAAGATAACTACATTCTTCAAACTTTCTATACTTAACCTTAGGAATTTCTTTATTTTCATCAGTATATTTTTGACCAATGGCAGGCATAGTACGATATAAGGTAATAGAATTGAATTCAGGAACTTTATTACTTACAAATAACATATGATCATCACCAACAAAATTACATACTACATGATCAAAGAACTTATAATTAGGATAAATAGTTTTAAAAATATACATCATATATAAACAATTTTGAATACAATTCTCTTGAGTAGTAAAGAAATTTCCAGAGCAATGAACAGTTTTAAAAGTAATTAAGGCATCATTAACTTGAACTTTGGTTGACATTTCATGTTTCTTGAAATATTCAATAATTTCATCAGGAATAGGACAAGCTTTTCTACAAATATCCATTAAAACTTCATAACTTCTTTTTTGAAATTCAGGATGATAATGTCGATCAAAACCAGAATAATCTCCTGCAATAACTTTAGTAAATCCTTTTGAACTAAGATACTTATATAAATCATCAGCAGCTTCACTCATCATGTTAGCACCAATTCCAAAAATAGAATTAGGGAATGATTGATTAATAACTACCATACCAGGACTAAAATACTTTCTAAATAACATAATTGAAGATAAGCTATTACAGAATATTGTTCGAGTTTTACTAGCACCAATCTTCTCAACATCACGCAATTCATCTTTAAGATACATCATCCATCTAAAATCTAAATTATCAAGATATTCGTTGTTGTGAGTTAAAATAGCATTTTCTAAATCCTTCCATTCCTTTCTGAAACTTTGTGATTCATATACAGCAGTATCACTTGGATTAATATATTCATACTTACCATGACCTTCTTGAGTAATGACATAAGGATAACCAGGACTAGTTGATACACGAATAGGTTCAAGTAAACCATCAATTCCAGCAATAGCATCTCTTTCAGATAATGGTTTGTTAGCAATAATGTTATAATTCAATGTTTTATCTAAATATTCTTTAAGTTCAACAACACATTCATCAATTAATTTAGTATCAACATCAGGATGTAGGGATGCGGCGGTATCTTGAACAGCAACATAGATAGGATTTTCATCGTAAAAACCATCCAACTTAGCAGGTTGTTTATTATGAGAAGTATTAATATCATGTGAAAATACTGTGGGAATCAATTGGCTTCTTTGAGGTAATCGAACTATCTTTTCAGGCTCTACTTGAGCTATTTCAACAAGGTTTGGACCAGTAATATCTTTAATTTGTTCATAAGTTGATTGAGCAACAATTTGTAAATCACGAGTTGTACTTAAATTGGTAATATTTTCATCTTCGAATTCATAAACTATAATTTCTTCTAAAAGCTGTCTAGTAATAAGTGTAGCATAAGCAGTTTCAATTTGTTTAAGACTATCTTTTGGAGCATCACCACCAGCGACGTGCATTCCAACAATTTTATTGGCACTAATACCAGGACCTTTAGATACAATTAAATGACCACAATCTCCTTTTTCAGTATGACAATTAGAACAAATTGAAGTAGGAATTGAAAATACTTGATCTGTAGCAGAGTCTTTATAAGTAATATAATTATCATATACATACATTTCGTATAACTTAGAAGGATCTTTAGTAATATAAATACCATTGAAAGTATTCATTGTATCCATAGTTCGTTCATCAACAAATAAAGTTAAACAATTACGAGGACGATCTACGCTTAAACAATCTACATTAAATACTGAGATATCATATAAATAATCAACATATACTTGAATTTTTTCACCTTCAACACATAACTTATAAGTCTTTTCTTTGTAAATTATAGTTATAAACTTCTTACCTTCTTCTTCTTCAACCAAGGCACTTTCATACCAATGAGCATAAGTAACACCATAAGTTCCAAAGAAAAGATTGACAGGCACTTCTATCCAAGTATTAAATTTTGTATAAACATTAATAGTAATACGCTTAATTGTTTTTGGACCTTCACCGTAAATGTTAAGATTCCATGGCTTATTGTCTTGATAAAAATCAGCTTTATAACGTTTGTCATATCTTCTATTTTTCTTTGAATGTTGTCTTCTTTGCTTTCTATTCTTTCCAGTACTATCACTTTCAGCTTCAATATTTTCAACTTCAATAATAGTATCATATTCTGAATCATCAATCTTAGTATGTTTATCATCAGGTATAGCATTTGCTTCAACTCTTCCATACTTCAAAAACATAGCAAGTAAAGGAGTGGCGATAGCAACTCCAACAACTAATTTCTTAAATATTTTAACATACCAATTTGAGGTAGGATGTGATGAAGTTCGAGAATATACAACAGAATTAAATGAACTAAAATTTTCAGAGAAGTTACACTTAAGATAGCCATCTTCAAATTCACTGTAAAGAATAGTCAACAATCCATGAGCACCGATAACATAGAAATAAACTGAATCATACACTGTACCAGGAGTAAAGATATGATCAAAGACAGTTGATGTTAAAGCATAAGTAGCAAAGGCAGCAGCAAATTGATTTCTTCCAGCTTCAAATTGACGTAAAGTATCAAAAGGAATAGCAAAATTAACTGAATTACGAGGAGCTACATATAAATAGAGTGTTTCTTTTTCAAATTTTGCTTCAATTGCAACACCAGAACTTAATCTATCAACCAATTCACCAGCCACCATTTGACAACCATGGAGTACTAAGGCTTCCCATTCATAAAAATCAGGATAACGGACGAATATTCTTCTCTCAGAATCTCTTAAAATAAATCTATCTTTATAAATACCTTCACAAATGAGTCGACATAAGGTAAAATGATTTGCATTACAAATTAATTGCATAGCTAAAGTTAAGAATTCATTATTAAAATTAATATCAGTGGTATGTATATCTTCAGTATCAGATAATTTAAATTCATTAACAACATCATTAGGGACTAATATATCTTTGAAATACTTCATCTCGATTCTTTGTTTGATAGATTTGAATATAGGGATAGGATTCTTAGGTCGTAATAATCTTAAATGATCTAATAGTTCAGCTGTAGTTGTACTAACACCAGGAATAAGAGAGAAAATAGGTCTAACGGTATATTTCTTAGCAGCTTCTTTTGTTAATATTACTTCACCATTAATCTGAAAATCCACTTTTCCATCATAAGGTTCTTGAGGAGAATCATGAGCATATTCTACTTGATCTTCAGTTACAGTAACAAAAGTAGAGTCATCAGACAACTCTTGAGAAGTAATACTAATATCATCTTTAATATTAGGACTAGCATTATCATTATTACTTTGAGCAACGGGAGCATCAACGGACTTCTTCTTATTATTCTTTGCTTGAGCTTCAGGCATTGGAGGTAAATTAATATTTTTATAAGGATCTGAATATAATAACTCTTGAAGTTTACTTTCATAAATCTTATTAAAATCTAAAACACCCATATTCTTATGATTACTACCTAAGTGTTGTTTATAAGCTTCAAATCTAGCTTGATACATTTCTTTAAAATGATCAAGAATTTCATCTAATGTTAATTGATCTATAAAACTTGTATTTTTATTATAATCTACAGAATAATGATCATAAGCAATATGAGAAGCAATAAATTTATTATTAAATATCTCTTTTGTAATAAACCATGTACCTTTTCCATCATTCACACAAAGTCTGAAGTTTTCATTCTCTATATATACCAAAGCACAAGTTTCCATAGTACCATCATCCTTAGTTCTAACAAAGAAAGTCTTATTGGCTCCAGAGTTAAATGGAGAACTATAAGTAACATCAGTAGACTTAAAATGATCATCAGTAATTTTATCACGAGTAATCATCATAACTTGAGGAGTTAAAAACATGTTAACGCGACGAATAACAGAAGGAACATCTTGGAAACCAGTATTACTAAAAGTCATATCATTACCAGTAAGTAGGACGAATGAGGGACGAGCTAAATTACTTTTATCTTCAATAGCAGCACCTGGAGGACGGAAAGTAGTGTGATTATTCAAATATAGAAAATCAGTCCAAGCACGTGTATGTTGTACTTCATCATTGATCTTTTGATCAAACTCATCAAATAATATAACATCATCTTGACCAGTTTTAAAATTATTCCAATAACTATCAGAATAGATGACTTCATACATAGACATAATACTAGGATTCTTATGATTCATAGTAGATATAGGACCCATAAACTCTCTAAATGTACTAGCAAATATAGTCTTACCAGTTCCAGCTTTACCAGAAATCTTTATACAAAAAGGAATCATTCTTCCAACTTCTCCTTGTAGAGTAGATTGAATACCCCAAGCCATATTAAGTAGAGTGTTAGCACGGTGAGAAGCAGCAGGAGCTACACTACTGTTCATAATATCTCCACTTAAACGAGAGTAGATAGTTAATTCAGAATTAATACGATTGAGCATATCAGCAGAATTAGCACTACCCATGATACCACGTAATTCAATAAGAGCTTGAGTTCTAATCATCCATTCGTTAATATCTGCAAGACTACGACTTCGTTGATCATCATAGCCAAGAACATACATACAAATTCTAGGAATAGCTTGTAAAGCAGGAATAATGCAGGTTGATAAAGAATTCCAATCCTTAAGAGTAGATGCGATAATATGTACATTAGGTAAGTTAATATAACTAGCAGTTAATCCCAAAGCAACAAGAATAACACGGATAAGATCAACGGCTAAGTCAGTATAACTAGCTTGAGATTCGATATTTACTTCTTCAGCAGTTCGAACGAAGGATTGGATAGTAATATTCAAAGTTTGTTGATTGACTAATCCAAAATATCTTAATACCATAGCAAATCCGAAAGCTATAATAGCATACAAACTACCCTTCTTAATATATGGCATCAACTTATCTTTAAATGTTTTTAAACAGGCTTCAAAAGGATCACAAATAAATTGTACAACCTTTGAACATAAGTCAGAAACCCATGTCCATACAGCAAATAAACCTTCATACATAATTTTCAATTTTGCAAAGCAGAAATCTTTAAATTTTTGCCATATAGTTTTATCATCATCTTTCTCTTCAATATTCAATTCAGGAGTAGATAATTTTCCACCTTGAGCAAGAATCAGGCTTTCACAACTCTTGATAGCAGCATCTTCAATAAATTTACTATTTGTTAAAGTAGCAATAGCAGCAATGAATTGGTTGTAGTAGTTAACACCATCAAAATCAAATACTGTATCATACCAACAATCATTAAGTTGACACACCAAGAAGATTTCAGGAATACTTTGAGTATAGAAAGCAAACATATTATGTAAACTTACGTCATATCCAGATCTACGAAGTAACAAGTATTCAATAATACCAGTAGCATAAATATTTCGCTTAAGGTGACCATATAAAATAGAACCATCCTCAGGATCACAATCAGTTAATTGACTATTAATCAATGCATAAACGGGACTCAACAGGTACATCATAAGTTGGCAAGCCATATTAGTAGCAGGTAACTTATGTATAACTGAACTATAGAAACGAATGGGAACAACCCAACGCCATAATCCATAATAAATACTGTTTCTACGGGGATAGTTCTTATGAATGCACAAATCATATTGTTTTTCTTCAAACTTCTTTCCATCATCAATATGATCTGCAAAATCTTCAACACAAGTATATAACTCATCTACGAGTTTCTCATTGTAAGTTAATACGTAGTTATATACATGAGCATCATGATCTTCTAATCTAATCATCTTCTTCATAATTTGACTGATTCTTGGATCTTCTTCAAAAACCCCCTTGAAGATATCTTGTTCACACACGAAAAATCTAATTTCATCTCCATCACGAGGTTGACCTTCACGACGCAAGAATTGACCATGAGCATAAACAGGTTTACACCACATATCATAATTAAAATTCAAGTAAATATCTTCACCATCTAAATGACAATTTTCTCGGAAGATATCCATAGAGTTTTCAGGTTCAAGGAGATCTTGAATAGTTTTGTTTGTTTGTTTTTTGTTTTTATTTTTATTAATGTATTTTTCTGTTTGTTTTTTAATTGTTTGTTTTTCAAATACATTTCTTTCTTTTTTTTTGTTTGTTTTGTTTATTATATAAGTTTTATTTTTGTTTTGGTTATTATTATTATTCACAGCGCAGCCATTAGTAGTAACTATGGCTTTATCAGAACCATTTGGTTCTTTATAAAATTTAGGATAAAATTTTTTAGAAGTACATAAATCAGATGTACTAACAATCTTTTTATTTTTATCAAATTGCATATTCAAATAAATAAAATTTCACTAAACAATAAATTTCTTTGTACTAAAATAGTTATTAGCTTGAGAAATAAATAAAACGTTTCTTTAGTTTAATAATAAGTGCAATCTTCGTATTGCAAC